ATCAATACGGTCGGAGCGATGGCAATGGCCACACCCATCTTCTGGCTTAAAGAAAGATCCTGCATATATAGTAATGTATGGTTATTCTGTTTGGCTGGTGCCACTGAATCATCGTCTTCTGACCAGGGTCTACAAGTTTAGGCATATCCCACACATCACCATCTCGACCAATCATGCGACCGTACCTGATCCTGACAACCTTGGGCGTCTCTATGATGTTGTGAATTTCAAACAATACGGAAAGATAGGAAAGCAGTATGAGGTCGATCCACTGCATTCACTTGGCTGGGAGTGTGAAGTGGAGGATTTGGACATCAAGCACACGCCTCACCTGAGTCACTTGTACTCATTCTTTCCCTACAGCAAAGTATATTCGGTGTATCCCACGCCGATGCGGTTGATCGCTGAGGTCTGCGTGGCGGACACCCGATCCCCGAACTGGGAGGAGTGGAAAATAATTAAAGAAAAGATTCCAAGATAAAGTACAATGGCTTTTTTACCTTTTCTTCGGCATGGCGATCTTTATGACCTTCTGGACACGACGTCCAAGGTTCTGAATGAGCTTCCCAACATGGAGAAGCAGTTTAATACTAAAATGGCTGACAGATATCTATACAAGCGTACCCACACCACGGACGAGGGTTTCGAGATTGAGATGCACCTGCCCGGGGTTGGCAAGGACAACATTCATATCACCCTTTCTTCTGATGATCACGAGGTGACGGTGGCATACGGTGAGAACCGAAGTGCCTCATTCGATTTGCCCAGTTACGTGGATGTATCGGATGAGGGTTACAAGGCGAGTTACATTGATGGTGTTCTTCGTCTGTTCTTCAAGATGCGAACCTCGGACAAGAAGCGCCGCGAGATCAAGCTTGATTAAGCAAACAATGTTCCACCGAGACCGCCTTGGCAGCGAAAAATGTTATAGTTTACCGCGTAGAGTCTTGCTTTACGCGTTATGCTATTATCGACCAGCGTTAGTTCAAAAATCTGACTGGAAATTCGGCTCATGTTGACGGTTCCTTCGCCTACATGAAATACGTTCGTCTTGTAATTTGGTGTCTGATTGTAATAATTATAGGGTTGAATGGCTCTCATTGTCATTTGATCTATGTCAAAATAGATTTGACCGTTGAAGAATAGTCGCCATCTGGTCACCTGGTCGTTGGAATAACTCACATAAATTGCACTTGCGCCTGAACTATAGTCGAACACACCTCTGGTTCCAGAGTCATTTTGCACAACCAGTATGAATTCATTGACGGGATTTTCAAATTCAGTTTTGAAGCGAATTTGATTTAGGTCACCTAATGTGACTCGGGCAAGTTGTGTTTGTGTTATGACATAGTCCAACTGTTTTCCAAGGAAGAATTTACGATGTTCTTCGTTCAGATAGACGGCCTGTAGATCGAGCACGACATTAGGTACCGACAAACCTCCCAACTCCGCTTGCGTCCGAAGTGTTATCTTGACTTCGATGGTATGTCTATTCAGAGCCAGTAAAGGAAATGAATTTTTGTATCCCTTTCCGAAAAATGGTATTTCAACCAAGAATTGATTCGCGACTGACGTCGTTCCATAACTTATGGGTGTCGCGTTGCGCTTCAGAATGGAATTGTTGCTGTTTCTAGTTCTCTGTTTGTCCGTGAGATCGGATACAACCGCCATGTATTCTCCAGTCAAACTCACGATGGTCTGTCCACCAACTGCCAGTTCTGCACGTTCTATGAAGGCATGTCCCGCATCTTGTGGAACAGTTTGTGCATTTTGAAATCTGAAATTCACAATGAAGGCCGTGATGATATCACACGTATCATTGTCGATTGTACAGATCGATGTCTTGCCATATCCAATATCTGAATCAAATGCCAGACGAAGGTTCTCGGTCGTGTATCCAGCACGTTTCGTAAACACCTTTTGATAAAAACTCTGTTGTGGGTCTCCGGTAAGAAAGGTGTCTTGGTATCCTGTGACGGCAAGCCGCATACTATTATGATGTGTCAAAAAAAGATTTCAAAAAATGCACGCGACTAATAGATATGAACATTCAACTCAAAAAATTCAATCCCGCTTCAATGGGCGACGACAAGGTTTGTGTATTCATAGGAAAGCGTGGTACAGGGAAATCGACGTTGGTGACGGACATCCTCTACCACAAAAAGCATCTCCCGGCGGGCGTGGTGATGTCTGCAACAGAGGAAGGCAATCACTGGTATCAGCAGTTTATTCCAGATTTGTTTATCTATGGTGAATACGACAAGGACATCATAGAAAGGGTCATCGACAGGCAGAGGAAGATGGTGAACATGAAACCACCACCAGGGAAAAAGGAACTGACATCCAGGGACATTGGAGCCTTCATATTGATGGATGATTGCATGTACGACCGGCGATTTCTAAAGGATGCATGTATTCGTCAGTGCTTCATGAACGGACGTCACTGGAAAATTTTCTTTATGTTAACGATGCAATACTGTATGGACTTAAGCCCTGATCTTCGCGCAAACGTGGACTATGTCTTCATCGCTCGAGAAAATGTAATCCAGAACCGAGAAAAGTTATATAAGGCATTCTTCGGAATCTTCCCAAATTTCGACATGTTCAACCAGGTGATGACTGCGTGCACCGAAAATTACGAGGTACTGGTTCTGGACAACACCAGCAAGTCCAATCGGATCGAGGATTGTGTGTTCTGGTACAAGGCCAAGATCCATCAGAACTTCCGAGTTGGATCTCAGCAATTCTGGAGCCTCCATCAGAAGACTTATAAAAAGGCAGGGGGCGCCACCAAACCCGGTCAGGACCCCAATGAGGTCAGGCGCAATAGGAACTCCCAAGCCCTTCAGGTGAAGAAGTTGAAATAATTATTCAGGGTGTAAAACAATACCCACTTGGACATCCGACACAATGGAGACCAAATCCATCGCACTCACGACGACCGCGCTCATTGACTCGGGGTTGGTGAGCGAGAGCAAGGCAGATGCGCTGGCCACTCACCTCAGCAAGGGCGCCAAGAACTGGTGCATCAAGCAAATGAAACCCGGCGACGCGAACGAAAACCAGAAGGAGCTACAAAAGTTCAACTCAAAGGTTTGGATGGAATATCTCGCCAAGAGGAACTACATTTTTGACGTTACTGAAAGTGGAGTGGTCAAGCGTAAGACACCACTGGTGGAAAAGCAAGAACGCCTTTTGGAGATCAAGAACAAGATGGTTGGTGAAACCTTTGTGCCACCAATCAAAAAGGTCAGCAAGAGACTTTTGGATCAGGCACGTCTCAAGAGACTTCTTACTTTGGTCAAGAAAGACATCGAAGAGATGGAGAACGAGATGAAGGGTCTGTCAATGATCAATCAAAAACTTGAACGCTACTTCATTCGCAGACCTTCTTTCAAACCCAAGGTCTTCATCAACCAGGAAGAAGAATACCTCGATCTTCCTGACATCCCCAAGAGGAAGCGCATTCTCAAGAGACTTTTACACCTTCTGAACATGAAACGTTTTGGCAAGATGGAAAAGATACACGAGAAACTCACACAAGTTCGTAGGGACACGATGACCAAGCTGGTTCAGATACAGCGAGAGATCTTCATCAACACCAAAGAGTGCTGGGTACGTGCAGAAAGGGCATCGATATTGGACAAGAAACATGCAAACGAGGAACTCAAAGCCGAGCATGCCAAACTCTCGGAACACATTTCATCAAACCTGAGCGACTACATGGTCGAGGTGCCAAAGCCTTTCAAAAACGTCACGGTCATCAGCGAGAACGACACGCGGGCAAACTGGAAAAATCCAGAGTTCAAGCGCCTCTACGCGAATCGGATGCGATCACTTATCTACGCAATCCGCAACAACGACAAGTCCAAGTTTTTGGACAGGATCAAGAGTGGTGAACTCAAGCCCAATACATTTGACTCTAAGGAGATATGGGACCTTTGGTACCAGGAACCAAAGAAGGAGGTGGTCGAGAAGAGGCCAGAGGAATACGAGGACGGGATGTTCAAGTGTGGCAAGTGCAAGTCAATGAAAACCACCTATGTGGAGAAACAGACGCGTTCCGCAGACGAGCCCATGACCTTGTTCATCACCTGCAGGATGTGTGGCACTGTGATGAAGCGTTAAAGAAAAGACATGGAAGATATTTAGAATGTGTAGTATCTGTGGTGAAGACATTTCCTTCGTCTGTAAAGTCAACGTCCGTTGTGGTCATCACGTTCATCATGAGTGTCGCCTAAACCTCGTCCCAATTACAAAATGTTCAATATGTAATAGAATTATAGTTAATAAACTTGATGTCTACTTGAGTGACAACGATGAAATATGTCACAAACGTTGTGATACAAACACGCGACGTTACTATCCACTCTGTCCAGTGGAAGGATGTGGCATGGCTTTACACAGACACCATGTCATAACAAACAAACAATGTCAACAGCTCATAGTAGAACTCGAAGGAAAGACATATGAAGAACGCATGGCGATCTACCTTTCTTACGGGTTCCGCGAAGATGAATTGGGTGGAGGAGAACTTGATGAAGAAACATGGAAAAAGATTCAAACAATCATTTCGGCTTCTTCACAAGAAAAGGAAATACAGGAAGATGTTGTGGTACCTAAAGAACCCAAACCAAAACCGGTAATCACTCCGCCCAATACCTATGAACCCCGAGAACTTGCTCCCGGTGAACGATACAAGCCGCCGAACAAGTCTAGACGACCCCAAGAACGCGGAGCTTCTCTAAAAACTCTAGTTCCTCACTCTGTGAAGGATAGGGTTCATGTTTCCCCTCAAGAAGATTTTGCTTTATTTTCACAAGGTCCAATCTAGAAAGGGTGACGGATCCGAGAATATAATCCTCATAGGCTTCGGCGACCGCTGGAATCAATGGCTTCACCAGGTCGTACATCGCCTTGGCGTACAACTGAATCTCCGGTTGGGCATGACTGTCCATCCTGAGACGCAGATAGTGAAGAAGATTGTGCAAGTTTATCTTCCAGTAGAATTCGGTATAGGTCGACAGAGGCAGATGTTCCCGTGCTGTCTCTCGGGCAACCCCATGATCCAAGAGCCTTTGGTAGACATCGAACGCCTGTTCGCACGAAGCCTTCTGATCCCTCAGCAGCACCATGGACTCGGGCGAATCCAGAACTCCGTCGGAACCTTGATGGTTCACCTTGGACTGACCACGGAACTCTGCCGGAACGTGGAACTCCTCGGGCAACTGCGAGTAGCGACCCGAAATTTCATTGATGCTGGCAGTCCGGTGACGCATGTGCTGCCGAGCCAGAAAGATGGGCATCTTGATATGAAACTTGAAGTCGACCATCTCAAAGGGGGTCGTATGAGCGTGACGGAGCAGGTAGCGAATCAGACCACGATCACTCCGAACACTCTTTGTGCCTTCTCCATACGAAACACGGGCGGCTTGAACTATGGCGTGATCAAGATCCTCCCTCGGCATTGTATCGACAAGACGTACGAACCCATGCTTCTCAACACGGATTTCTGACATTTATACTACTATCGAATGTATTCTCTAATTAACATCACATCACAATCTCCCTCCACCGGAAGACCCTTGTCCCTCCACCCTTCCAAACCATCTTCGAGAACAAATATGTTAGTAAACCCATATTCGTTCATGTGGACCTTGGCCATCTTGGCAACCAGTGACTGTTTGTTATTCCCATAGAGCACGATGGCTTGGTCGAAACCGGGGAACGTTCGACCCGTTCCAGAGAAAAGTCCTTCCCCGCGCTTTTCCACGTCCATGTAAGTTACCTTTTCAACTTTTTCGGGTGGTTCACTTGGCGTATCTGGCTCCTTCGTCGGCATCACGATCGGCTCATTCTGTCTGGAGACCTCGACGTCATACATTCGGAATGCCCTCTCCAAATCAGTCTCTTTGTTGATCTTCAACTTGGTCGCTTCTTCCAATTTCTTGGACTTTTCGGCAAATTCCATTGGCTCGATGTTCCTCAAAGGTCTTACTTGTTCAAAAGCAATTCTAGCACTATTCTCTGCTATCCGAGCATTGTTTGAATCGTCAGTTGCAGTGATCACCCTGGCCCGTGCCAACAGCAGGCGATCGGAGCGCTCCCTAAGAACCTTCTCCTCGTAGGATCTCTTTTCGACCCGCTGGGGGTCATTTTCACCAGCAAGAACCGCATTGATGCGATCAAACTCCACCATGGGAAAATTGATCGAGTTCGGAAGTCTACAATTCTGAAAATGTGTCTGTGAACCTACGTGAATCAACATGAGGTTTGGTCGTGACAATCTGAGACTATGTAATTGTTCTGGTGAAACCATTATATTAATATTACTCATAATTTCTTACGGCGAGTGCCACGGGAAAGCGAGGAACTCCATCTTGGGTGAGTCCTTGAAATTGAACGGTGAGCATTTCACCCATCAACTTGCCTCGGTTCTTCCACAGCTCCCTTCGACTCTCCATGGTTCCCTTGGGTCGAGCCTTGAATGTGTCTCCGTCCTTGGTCTCGCAGATCCAAATGGGTGTCCCACGGTCCTTGCCTTCCGCCTCCTCGGCACCCACGATTTCAAACTCCTCGGTCATCATCTTCTTGTACTTGATGCACTGGGACGAGCGCCTGTTAAGCAAGTAGGGACTATCAGCCACGCGAACCACCACACCCTCGTGACCCTCTGCCACAAACTTGTCGTGATATTTGTCAGCATCCTTGGCGGTCCCTTGATAGGCTGGAACAATCTTGATCATGGGATGTTTGATTTTCTTGATGATTTCCTTCAGTCTCTCGTAGCGTTCCATGAAGGGCATCTCCAATTGACTGAGACGAAAGTAGTCAAAGCAGTGAAACTCCAACTTGGGTGCGTATGGACTTTCTGAACCACGGGCAGCACTGGTGATCTGTTCGAAATCCAAGTCCTTACAAAAGAGTTCACCATCCAAGAACTTGCCCTCCTCCAACTTTCCTTCCAGTGCCTTTTCCAGGTGGGTCAAATGTTCAATCCTCTGTTCATTCCTGGACTGGAGCAAGAGTCCACCACCTGAAAATCCAGCGAGCATCCTGACACCATCCAACTTGGGCTGAAAGCGAATGTCACCATCAATCCCATAGGATCTCGAACTGAACGAGTAGAGTAGCATGGGTCTGAGGACAACTTCGGATCTCAATTGAATGTTGTCCATGTACCCCAACTTGACCTGTTTTCGCCACATCTGAGCGGCTTGCTCCTCGATGGGAGTCTTGCGTTTGGCATCGGGAGGGCGTTCCGTCACAGATCTTTTACCATCAATAAGACCTGTGGTTCGTCTAATCATTCCGTTGACGACCTCGACTTGCCAAATGCGAGTCTTTCCTTTGGCATCTTTGCCATAAAGTGCAGGAAAGAACGTCATTTAACTAATATAGTGTTTTTTGTTTAAACCCCAGTGGAACCGAAGCCTCCCA